ATTTACAAAAGAAAAGAATCTCACGAACAAAGTTGTCTTTGCCGAGAGACTCTACATCTTTATTTAGTTCTATACTCGAACCATAGTACTCCATCCAATCAGAGTCTATTTTGCTACGGATCTTTTTTCGTTTCTTAGTTCCGTTTTTCTGTTTCACCATTTTGTATGTAGTCTTAGCAAACTTAGATAGTTTCTTGCCAATATACATACGACTGCTGGCTTTGTTCGTAATTAAATAAACAAAGCCAACGCAGTCTTCAGGTAGTTCCTCAATAATTTCGTTATTATAAAGCCACATTAGAATAATCAGTAGTGTAAACTACTATTTATTCTTCCTCTTCGTAGTCGTCTTCTTCGTAAATGTCAGCAGAGCATATAGGGCAGTAAACGATATCTTCCAATCGTTCTTCTGACTTGAGGATAATCTTACCTCTCGCCTGACATTCGTTACACTCAAAAATCTTAGTTGTCATTACGTGATTCCTTTTCGTACATTACTGTATTTGTGTCACCAAGTGCCCACTTAGAGTCTGACTCAACAGACCAGCGTTTTGTTGCTACTTTAAAATCTGGCATCTTCAACTCCCGAGGATTAGACGAAGGCTCGAGGATAATAAGACGATTGTTTGGCTGAGCAGCGAACTGCCCATTATCACACATAATAAAATTGTAAGATTTATGATCTTCGGTATCTTCAGCAAATCCAGTGTCAAGAATATTAAAATCAGGATGAGCAGAGTCAACAGTGAATAGATAAGTACCATACATCCAATCTCCACTTTTTAATTTAAACTTACAACGCATTGATTGCAGTTGTGCTTTTTTAATCACAGTGATATCATAGGAAAGACAATCCCACAATTGAAGATAATCTAATGGTAGTGGTTCACCTTCGATTGGTTTCCAGCAGTATGCGTGCAGTGGTAGTTTATCATACAACGCACCATAATGATTCAAGTAGGACTCAATACGAAATGCTTGTCCTCTTAATGATTTAATACTAACCCACCAACATGGCTCAAGTTCTCCATGACCTTTCTCAAAGTCATAGAGAAACTCTCTGCGAACAAAACACTTCACAGGTGGTAAGTTAGCAACAATATGAGACATTAATACTTGCCTGATGCCAGAACAATTTGACAAATATGCTCTAATCGTTCAATGTGTTCAAATGCACGCCATGGGCTAGTGTCAATAGCAACTACTCCATGTCCTTTAATACCAACAATATCATAAGCAATATTACCGCTATCATCTAACTCTAAGTTACGATGGCAGTAATCAGCTAATTCTTGAGAGATTGGTGGAACATCAGGTACGTTCTTTGCTACTTTGGTGTATCTACTTAGTTCTGGAAAATCATTTGCGATATCACCCAACTCAATACCAGCGTGCATAGCAGCAACACAGTAAGTTGGATGAAAGTGCATAACTACACGCACCTCGTTACTATGTTGACCCATCATTTTTTGTAAACCAAAGTGTAATGGGATTTCTCCGCTTGGTTTTAGATTAGTACTGATTGCGGTATATGTATCTTCTTTCCATCCCCAACGACTTGCTAATAATCCAGTGCCAGTTTCATTCCATGTGTGTGGTGCTTTAATAATGATCTTTTTGAATTGATCAGGTTGCATGGTCTGTTTACGCACACCACTTGGAGTAATATAAAAGTGGTCACGATCGTGGTGGCGGATGCTTACGTTACCATCACGTGATGTGATCCAGTTACGCTTGTAAGCATCTACCATTGTTTCACAAATAGTTTCTAACATTATGCAGCTTTCCCCCAAACATCACCCCAATCACCTGACAATGCACCTTTAGCATAATCAGTCACACGATTCTCAAAAAAGTTGCCGTGTACTGGTGCATTAATCATTTCTTCGACCCATGGTAGTGGATTCTTCTTAACCTTGAAGACACCCTTCATACCCAAAGAGATAAGACGACGATCTGCGATGTAACGAATATATTTCTTAACATCTTCAGCAGATAGATCTCGCATATCTCCATCAGCGTAGCACAGATCAATAAACTTATCTTCTAGTTCAACCATGCGTTCAGCAATAGTATAAACTTTACCCTTTAGTTCATCGTTCCAGATCTCTGGATTTTCTTTGACGAACTCTTTGAATAATCTCATCATGTTCTCAGCATGCATTGTTTCATCAACAATAGACCAAGTGACGATCTGCCCCATTCCTTTCATCAAGCCGTGACGAGGAAAATTAAGCAACATGATAAAAGAACTAAACAGCTGCATGCCTTCAGTAAAGGCACTGAAAACAGCAATATGCTCAGCAGTACTAGCGACAGTACCATTCCTACTAGAAATATCAAGTACATAGTCATGTTTGTCCTTCATCTCCTGATACTCTAGGAATTGGTTGTAAGTTGATTCAGGCAACCCTAGTGTTTCAATCAAATGAGAATATGCAGCAATGTGCAGTGCTTCACGAGCAGCAAAACCCATTAGCATCATACGAATTTCAGGTTGTGGAAAGTGTGGAAGATAGTTATTAACATATCCACCAGCAACGTCAATATCACCTTGAGTGAAGAAGCGAAAGATGTTAGTCAAGAATGTTTTTTCTTCTTGAGTCAAACTCTTTTTCCATTGCTTAACGTCTTCTGCCATTGGTACTTCTGTGTGTAGCCAATGTGCTTGTTCGTGCTTTAACCATGCGTCATATGCCCATGGATAGTTGAACGGCTTGAAATAGTTTCTTTCATCAGTCATTCTACTTGTTTTATTCTTTACCATCTTTATTCCTTGTCTAATGTTAGTTCTATCATATCATTTTTAATATAAACACCTACAACTTCACGATAACCCTCATCAGTATTAACAACTACTCTGACTTTTTTATTTGTTTTAGTAATTTCACCAGAGTTCTTTGGAACTACTGCGCACCAATACTTTTTAATTTTATCCGCAATGTCGTAGGCATCCATTTTTATCCTTCGCAGGCTAGGCAGGTATCTGCATCGCCAGTTAGTGCATGAAGATCGATTTCTTTGATAACTTCTCTTTCAATACGCTTTGATACTTTGTCCGCTTTTGCGATCTTATCAGAACGGCAATAGTACATCGTTTTTAAACCTTGCTTCCATGCTTGGAAGTGAACAGCGTGAATATATTTGATATGACTATCTGGTCTAAAGAATACATTTAATGATTGTGCTTGGTCAATATACTCTTGACGATCTGCAGCGTGTTGAACAACCCAACGCTGATCAATTTCCATTGATGTTTTATACACATCTTTAGTCCAGTCATCCATCCAATCAAGATGCTGAACAGAACCATCGTTGGCAATAATGCTTGACCAAACTTCGTCTGCCCATCCTTCTTTATGATTCACTGCTTCTGCTTGAATCACGATATCCAAGAAACGATTCTTGTTTAGGTGAGAACCCGATAGAGTGTCTTGGCGATAAGCATTGGCACGGTAAGGTTCAATAGAAGGACTAGTATTCCCCATGAGAATGGAAGAAGAAGCATTGGGAGCAATAGCCATAAGATGACTAAAGCGATTCCCAGTACCCACTGCGTCCAACGCTTCACCACGTTCAGATCCCAATTCTTTATTAGCGACATCTAACTTACCTCTAATGTGTGAAAAGATTTGTTTGTTACGTCCGATTGCCATTGGGGATTCCCAAGGTAACTTGTTTTTCTGCAAGTAGGCATGCCAACCCAACGCACCGATACCGATTGAACGCTCTCGCATGGCGGAGTATTTCGCTCTTTTGATAGTGGAAGGAGCATTATCAATAAAATACTGAAGAACATTGTCAAGCATTTCTGCAACATCACGAAGGAAAGTAGGATGTGATTTCCAATCATCATAGTACTCTAAGTTTAATGAAGACAAACAACAAACAGCAGTACGTTTTTCATTTGTTGGGAGAATAATCTCTGAACAAAGATTTGATTGATGAATCTTTAATCCAAGATCCTTTAAATGTTGTGGCATTTTACGATTTGATTCGTCAATAAAGTGAATATATGGTTCACCAGTCATCATGCGCATCTCAAGGATACGTTGCCAGAGTTCTTTGGCAGAAACAGTTTCACGAATTTCATTCGATGCTGGATCGACCAGATTCCACGAGTCATCTGCTTCAGGATCAATCATACAATTCTCAACCAACTGCATAAATGCATCAGGAATATTAATACCATGATGCATATTTAGAGTGCGCATGTTTTGGTCGCCTGTCGGCTTTCGCATCTCTAGAAAGTTAATAATGTCGGGATGATTGATATCAAGATAAGCAGCATAACTTCCACGACGAGTACGACCTTGGCGATAAGCAAGACTCGAAGCATCGTACATTTTGAGGTGTGGCATAACACCAGTGCTCTTGTCGTCTGCCGAACGTATACCGAACCCAATACCAACACCACCCCCGAGCATAGAAAGCCAATTAGTTTCAGAAAGGTTATCAACTAGTCCCTCCGCTGTATCTTCAATGTAGTTAAGAAAGCACGAAATAGGTAATCCTCTTTTACTTCGTCCGAATGATAGAATAGGTGTTGAGTAAGAGAGCCAGTGCTTGCTGGAATACTCGTAAAGTCTTTGTGCGTGTTCTGGATTGCTACCAAATTTACTGCTAACGAATGCGAATCTTTCTTGTGGCGAAACTTCTTCATCTTTCATGTAACTTTCTTTTAATCTTATCTTACCCAATTCATCGAACAAAGTGTCTCGAGAATAATCAACCTCTATACCATGAACCATATCTGCCATGCTAACTCCAATTATTATTATTTGTTTACAATATCTTTTGCTAGAGGAAATACCTTAGCAATAACTTTCGCACATTCAAGTGCAACTATCTGATGTTCTTTCTGTGTACCATTTGCACTGCGCAATTCAATAAAGTGAATCCAACTACGTAGTGTACCATTCATGTATAAACGACTGACTGTATTGCCTTCTGGTAGAATTGCTCTTGCTTGCTCTTTGGCAATACCTTGTGAGATTGCCCAGTCATACGTCTTTGTCACTAGTGCTAGGATTTCTCTTTGCCTAATACGCCACTCTTCAGCAATATTCTGTCCAGCTATGGTGGCTGGCAACTCTACGCTATTTTGACGATTCTTTTCGTCTTGGAGTCTGGCTTCCCTAAGAACAAATGATAAGTCCTTGGTGGGATCTGCGTAGCGTTGGCTGAATTCTTGAAAACTAAAAGAGCGGTGACGCAAGATTTGTCTTGCGATATCACGAGTAGTTTCTATTTCTAAACACGCACTAACCATTTCTAATGGTGACCAATGGCTGTGTTTGATAAGATACTTAATCAACTTCTCTGATGTCTCTGTGTTGAACTGGTTGGATGGATTTGATACACGAGCACAAAACGCAACTAGCTCTTGTACGTCAATCAAACCCTCATCATACATTTCATCTGATGGTTTACTATAACTAATCAACTTTACTTTCACTTAACTCTCCATTCACTAAAACGTAATTTTGCTTCCATACCAGCATGGGTGTTTGTATTTATTACTTCGGCGATTTCATCGGCAGTCATTTCGCCATGTAAAATCATTTCATTAATATCCTTTTGTTGTATGCTGTTTGGAAACATACACACACTAAATCCTGACTCAATATATTTTTCTAATTGTTTCACAATATCTTTATTTCTCGGTTCGTTGTCCATAACGATGGTAGCGTTAGTGAGCAACTGACGAATAGTTGGTGTATCAAATGAAGCACCTGACACAGCAACAGCATTGGGTAGAAATAAAGAATCAATTGGACCTTCCACAACCAAGATTCGTTTCGAATAATCAACTCGATCCAAACCATAAATCTTTTCCTGAGTCTCATCTACCTTAATGGTATAATACTTAGGCTCTTCGTTTCCATACGCTCTACCTTGAAAAGCAAAACACTTTCCTGCTGGAGTAAAGTATGGAATAATCATACGTGGATGTTCGTCAACAATTGGCTCTACAAACTTCGGTGTGACAGAGTTTACAAACTGTTTAAACTTAGCACAGAAGTACAACAGATGCCATTTGTCTCTTGGAATCTTTCTACTCAGAACATACTTGACTGCAGGATGAGAAACATCAAGTGTGTCTATCCTCTTCAATGGCTCAAGAATATCATCTTCAAGCAACTGAATCTTTTCTGGCTCTGGTAGGATTTCTGATACATCTTTGTGCGCATTGTAACGAGTGGCACCAGCTTTGTATCGTTCGAGAACATACTCATCATATAGTTTTGTATCAACATACTTAATTAGATTACCAATGTTGGTACTATAATTGCAGTTGTGACACTTTACGAATAAGTCAGCTTCGGTGCGATAGATGTAACCACGTGCCTTCAGCTTATTTTTAGATGAGTCACCACACACTGGACAAGAATAGTTCCAGAGATAATCTTTTTTCTGTTTGAAATTTCGCAAGCGAGACCCAAGTATTTGGGCATACTTTGCATCAATGTATAACATAATAACTCCACGTGTAGGATACAATTATACCCTACATAACATTACAAAGCAATTTTATTTTAAGAATTTTAGTATATGAGAAAGGTTTCCAAGAATAAATCCGATTGTTGCAGAACCACCGATCACATACCATTTCCACTGCTCAAGCGATGCAACTCTACCGTTCATTTTTTCTAAATCGTCAACAACATCTTTCTTAATTTCAGCGTGTTGGTCTTGAGAGATTTGAGCATTGGCTTGCATCTTATGCTCAATGCGAGTTTGCATATCGTCAATCTTATCAACGATTTCTCTATTGGATGTAGTGATGCGAGAATGAACTTCTTTAAGATCAGATTTCAACTCTTTGACATCCTCTTTAATAGTTTCTACTTGTGCTTCCAATTTGGCTAGTCTCTCTGGTGATTCCATTTATTTTACACTCTCGAAAATTTGTTTTTGTGTTTTATACCATTCAACCCAAGTATCAACCTTAATTTTGCATTCATGATATTGACCGTAGTTGTCCACTACAACTTTCAACACTTCACTCAACTTTTCAGTAGGATCGGTAGTCTTCAAGTCGGGACATGCTTCCATTAATTCAGTTGGAACTGCTGGAAAAGTTCTTTTAACTGGTGTTGTTAAACACCCTGTTAGTAATATAATTGGAATCAAAAGAAGTAATCTTTTCATTTCTTGACTCCGACAGCTGCTTCATTTAGAATACTAATTGCTTCAGGTACTACTTTACAGTTTGCGTCAATTTTAACTTCAACTGTTTTTAACTTTTCTTGAATAACAATTTGTTTTTCTTTTACAACTTTAACTCTATCTACATATACTGTTTGTATTTGTGTATTCGCTTCTTTAGACTTCTGTTCAGAAATTGCGACTTTGGCTTCCATCTCAGCTACTCGTGCTCTCCATGACATCTCAACACCAACTCCACCTTTGAAGTATACACCAGCGATGAGTAAAACAAGAGCAACTATCTGTAGGAGCATTCTGTAAGGAATAATCCATGGAATATAACGAATAAAGAAACCAAAGAAAAATGCTACAACAGTGCCGATAATACCAGCAATTAAAATTGCATTAACTACCCAAAGTAGGAATGCATCAGGAATAAAGTTAAGCAGAAACATTCACTGGCTTTCTCTTAGCCATTAGCTGAAACTTCTTGATATTTTTCTTATCAATTTTAGGTTCATCAGTAGAGACTGCAGCACCAGTAACATTCATGGAGCCACCTTCACCTTCTTCTGATAGAAATTTCTTAACGAGTAGTTCCTCTTCAACAAGAGACACTCTATTATCTATCATAGTCATCAGCTTGTCAAACTTTTCTTGCATCATTGCAGTTGAACGACTGCCTGATTCATATGTTTCTTTCACTAACCAAAGAGCAGCAACTAAACTCTTAGTCTTATTTTCGCCACCTGGAAGTTTATTGATGATTTTCTTCATGTTGAAAACCAAACGATTTAAAAACGTATACGCATCACGTTCATCTGATGTATTAAGAGTATTTGCTTTACGAAGATTCTTACCCTTGGCATCAATAATACCCAGCTTGAATGCTTCTGTGTCAGTGAAATTAGTCACTAACATTTTTAGCACTTTGTAAGCAATTAGGTTGTCTATTATGCGACTCATTAAATCTTCCTTAATGTGGCTATGATTGTTTCATCTAAAACTATATCTGATAAAACAATACCGTATTCTGGTAGGGTTTCTGGCATTCGATCAAGATAGACCAAGAATGTGACCAACGAATCCCAACACGTTTCTTCGATTTTGTAAAACAACATTTTAGTTGCTGCTTCACCGAAGATATTATAAAGAACAATAATATGATTTAGAATTAATCTTTCCCTAAGTTCACCATTGTTTTTATATCTTGAGAGTAATTTCTTAAGATACAAGAACTTTTTGATATCTTCTTCAAACTCTGCTAAACTATGACACTGTGGGTTATCATAGTGATGCATTGCATGAACAAGAAAGTTACCTTCATTTAGTTTTTCACTTACCATATTATCTTCAAAAAAGTAGAGGGAGAACAACTCTCCCTCTTTACATCATGTATTTATTATGCGTCTGGAAGAACTGTATCGTCAGATGCGTCAGAAGACATAGAGCCCATGGCAACTAATGTTTCTGTCTGAACACGACCAGCACGACCACCAGTACCAACAGTACGAAGAACCCAACCAGCGTGAGCAGCAGTCATACCACTAGAACTAAATCCTAGATCAGCAACTGCAGTTGCACCAGTTGCGCCTACGATTGTAAAGAATTGAGCATTGTTACCAGTGCCAGTGATATCTACTTCTGTACCACCTTCAGTCGCCGAAACTTTAAATGCGTCAGCAGTCAAACCAGAAGCGATAACAAAGTAAGTTACACCATTTGTTAAACCAGTAGCAGCAGTACCACCACCATGATTGTATGTTACTTGATCGCCTAAAGCCAATCCGTGAGCAGTCTCAGTAATAACATTTGTAGTAGTATTAATATTAGCAGTAGGAATTGTTAATACTGGAACTTGAATTGTTACTGTTGGAGCAGAAGTATATCCTGAGCCAACATTGGTTACTGTAATAGCAGTAACTGCACGACCAGCGATAGTGGCAGTAGCTGCTGCTCCTGAACCACCACCACCAGAGAATGTAACTGAAGGTACTTCAGCATAACGAGTTCCACCAACTGCTACTGCAACTGAAGTTACGTTATCGCTACCTGCTGTGATTTCGGTAGTATCCATACCGAATGTTAATGCCTTTTCAGCATCAGATAAAAATTTTGGTTTACCTGCTGATCCGTCTACGTTTGTCCATAGTGCCATTTTAATTCTCCTAATTTATTTGAATAACTTCGAAGTGCCAGTAATTTTACGAGCACCTGATTTTGCCCCAGCTGGGCGACCACGACCACGCTTGTCAGCTGGCTGTTGTTTTGGTTTTTTATCATCTGCATCATCAGCACCTTCTGGATCTACATAATTACCACCGTAGGATCCTTTGTGTACATAACGACCATCTTTTGCTTCATACTCAAGCATCATTGCGAATTCTTTATAAGAAACTTTGCTGTTTATGATATTACCATCTGCATCAAAACTTTCTTTCTTTACTTTATTCTTCTTCATTTCTGGATCTGGTACATGGTACTCGTCATCTTCACGTGGACGCTTACCAAAACCACGACGATTGTCATCATAACTTTCATTATTTGTTGGCATACCATTGATTGGTTTCTTTGTTGCTTTATATGCTTTGTGCTCTGGTGTTCCTTTGATATATTTCTTATCAGGAACTGGAGCAACTGGAGCATGTGAACCACCACCTATTTCATCACCCTTACGACGATAAGCAGATGCTGGTTTTTCATAGTAACCTTCTTCTAATTCAGAGTGTAGATAATCAGCTGCAGTTACAATGTAATCTGTTGCTAGAGTAATCTTAGATTGAACCCACTCTGGCAAATCAGTATCTGGCTTTAGTGTATCTTTAATCATTTCAGCACAACGAGTTAATGTAGCCAACTGATTCATAGCCATATCACCTTCATAGCCATATTCTTGCTCGTCTTTCTCAAACAAACGATCGATATCTTCTTTCATTTGTTTCTTCATTGCGTCTTTAGCAAGAGCACGTGCACGGCTCATTGGTGATTGAGTAGTACCATCTGAGTTTTTAACAGGTTTAGTCTTTGTGTATGGACCATCGAATGGAACATCGTCTTTTTTAACTTCTTCGGCTTTCATTGCAGCACGACCAATTGCTACGTTTAAATTCTGTGCTCTTTTGTAACCATACTCAGCAGGATCTAACTTAAGACCACGATTGATTTGTGCACCTTTAGATGCAGCCATTACATTCTTCATTATTTTATTTCGTTTAGCTTGATCAGATCTTTCATCGATCTGTTCAACTTCTTCTGCCATTTTTATTCTGTTTTTCATAAACTCAGAACGACCACGTCCAACTGTGCCACCAATTCGATCTGTCTTCTTTGCTGCAGTTTGAGCATTATCAAAATGTCTTTCTTCGCCATCCATATCACCCTTAGCATTTGCTCTTGCTGCTTTCTTCATGTGTGCCATAACTACATCACCATGAACTTTTGTGATTGCTTTTTCAGTTGGCTTGGTATCGTTACCGTTAACATGGGCATCAGCGAATTTATTGTAGAGAGTTCTAACTGATAGATCGCCTTCTTCTAATTCTTCTGCTTCTTCATTCCACTGAGCATTAGAGCGAATAGCAGCTTGTGCCTTCTTACCTAGTGTAGTTTTCTTAGCAGTTGGGTATAGTTTAGCTAGTGGTCCTTTTCCATGAACTGAGTCGATCACTCGCTTATCTGCTTTTGCAATATTAGCAGATCGGTCTTTACCACTTTTGTCAAATGCTTTTTCTCCATCTCGTCCTATTGCGGTAGCTTTATTGTGATATGACATATAAGTTAGTGGACGCAGTTCGTCTAAAACCTCAGCTTCTTCTTTAACACCACGTGCTTTAGCAAGATTCTCTTTATCAGAGATAGTATCTTTACGCTTTAGATCAGACAACTTTAATGGTGTCTGTCCTTGCTGTTTGCGTAGGTATGCAGGGATGTCTGCTTTCTGAACTGCTTCTTCAACAGTTTCTTCTTTCATTGCTTGCTTAGTTGCAGTAGCATACATAACTTCTTTTGCTCTGTCACCGTAACGTGCTTTGAAACCAGTTAGGTTTTTCTTCATACCTTTAACGATGCGCTCTCTTTCAGCCATGTCTGCATCAGACATCTTGGCTTCTTTCATTTCTTCTTTGTCATCTTTAGACTCAGCATCGTTGAAGACGATTTCTTTATGAGACTTACGACCAGAAGCACCTACTTTATAATCAGCACGAGCCATACGCTCTTCAGATTCTTCTAACTCTTCTTCTTCTTTACGTAGAAGTTTGAAGTCATGGGCATCGATCTCGCCATTTTTATTCTTGTCAATCTTGTGTTGTTTGCCCTTCAAGGCTTCCATAAATGATTTAAATTGCATTCTTATTCCCCAGATTTAAGGATAGATTTTAGCATCCATCCATGTTTCTTATGTGCGTCTAGTCTACCAGCCACGAAGTCAGCAAACCCTTGCTCACCTGCAGCATCTAACTCTCCGAATAATTTATTTAGGGTTACAATGCTTTGGTTATTTGCAATTAATAGATCCGCCACCATCGCAGATGCATTTGTTGCAACATTGTCCCCATCAATACTCTTTAGTCTAAAGATCTCATCGAGATTCTTTGGAGCATACTCACCTAGTGCACGAATCTCTTCTGCAAATGGATCAATTGCTCCCTGTAGTTCTTCATATAAATCACCGAAGAACTCATGCATTTGAGGAAAGTTAATTCCCTCTACGTTCCAGTGATACGATTGTGCTTTGAAATACATTACAAATGTATTTGCCAGTGCTTGTTTAGACGTTTCAATCATTATGAACCTACCACGCTTTCGTTATCATATGGACCAAATACAGCAGTCTCAACTTTTGGAGTCCATCCTTCTTTACGAAGACGAATGAAGCAATGACCTGGACCATCGAATGTTAAACGAATGTCTTTGTTTGCATAAACTCTATCTGAAAAACCAGATGTCTGCCAATCATAAAATCCATTACCATCCAAGTAATAGTGACTGTGAACCGTATCTGGATTTGGCACTGTGTCTAAAACTCTTGTAATATCTAATTGTTTACCAGCTTTAGTTCCCCACCAGAGACCAGTAATGTAAACTCTTGATCCAGTATATTCAACAAGCCCACCACCAGTTTCAACTGGAATAGATGTTGGTGTTACATATACTTGAGTAGATTTAGTCATATCGTTTTGTAACGATAAGTCAATATCACCACCACCTGCGGCAGTTATATAACACTTAAAAACAATTTCTGTTTCAGTATGTTTGATTATGTGTTTGAGTGACATTAGCAGTTCCACTTTCTAAGAGCGAGAGCTTTACGAGTTGGCTCTCCATTTGGCTTCTTCATTGGACCTTCCATGCCACCCATACGTGCACAGAAACTCTTACGACGATTTGCTGCTTTGCTTCCAGCTTTTAATTTGGAAGGTGAAGTAGTAACTGGTGCTTTTAGATTAGCACCCTTAGCATTGTATGCGTCACGACCCTTTTGAGTCAGACCACCAGTGGAAGACTTGTGTCCTTTGGCATCAACTGCATACTCCAATAACTCTTCATCGCTAAACTGTTCAAACTTTTCCCAAACATATTCAGGATCTAGATTATGTTGTAGTGCAAGTTCTTCGATAACTTCTTCGATTAAGTCAAACTGTTGTTCGACTTCTTCATTCTTTGGTACGCAGTTAGGAACCATACGGTCACCTTTCTTCTTCATACCAACTTGTTTGTGGCTGTCCCAGCATGCTTCGTATAGTTCTTCATCTATCTCTTCGCCAAACATTTCACGATACTTTTTAGTGTGTTTGGATTCTTTAGTCTTTGCTTCTGCGTCTCCAGGTGCTGGTGCATATGCAGATGGATCGCTATCACTTTTCTTATCCATGTTATCAAAGTGTGCTGCTCTGGCTTTTGCTGTTGAAGCAGATAAACCAGCAACATACTTCTTTGGAAGACCAGACTCTTTATCTTTTGGAACTTCTGGTAGATTATTTTCTACGATTTCCTCTTCACGTAGATCTTTATCAGCACCATGATAAGTACCCTTACCTTTAGTGATATAAGAGTTTACACGAGCCATACCCCACTGTTGTGGAGTAGTTCCTGGACGATGACCAGAGTTCCATGCAGCCACACCACGACGATATACTTTGCGTAGTGTGCCGATTGATATACCTGACTTTGATGCTTTCGCTGCAAGACCAGCATCAGCAGTTTCGCAGATTGTGATTGAAAATTGTTTTAATGATAGCATTTTTCTTTCCTTAAAATACGCTGGCTTGTGATCCTTGAGTATACTTCGAGTGAGACATACGTGCCTTCTCAACTTTACGAACACGTGGAACAAGACGAGTGGCGATACGACCAATCACTGCCTTACGTTGCTCTAATGTTCTTTCGATTCTTTCTTTCTCACCAACAGAAAGTTTACTTACATCACGACCACGTAGCAGACGTTGCTTCATTAATTTAATGGCAAGGCGACGTGCACGTTTGTTAATTGTTGCAGTGTTTGAGTAACGCTTCAATGCAATCTTAGTTGCACGTTCACGCTTTGCTGCAGTGCGACGAATGCGGAACTTGGCTTTCATTCTTTCGATACGAGAAAGAACTTCCATGATTGCTTGTTCGTCAAGAGCATCTTCTTCAGCGGACTTTGGAATCTCTTCACCAGTCTCATCATCTACTAAACCAAGTTCATCTTCACCGTACTCATCCATAATTTCTTCGTCAGAAAGATTACCAATCATGGCTTCGATTTCTTTGTCATCGATATCATCTTCTTCTGATGTTTCGATTGGAGTGTTTGGTGTAGCAACTTCGATTGTTTGATCGTAGTTTTCATCAACAGTATTCTTTGTGTCTACTATCCATTCACCATTGATAAATTTTCTTCTAAATTTTGCACGCTCTGCCAACTCTTCTTCTTCAAAGAATGGATCAAATGTTTTCTTTGAAAGTGTAGTTGGTGACTCTTGTTTTAACTGTTTCTCTAGGCGATCGATAGCACCAGACATATTCTCTTTGCCTTGTGCTGCATCTTCTTTACGTTTACGCTCGATCTCATCGTGTTTCTTTTCACGCTCTGCTGCAGCTGCACGGAATCTTTCTAGAGCAGACTCTTTCATTGACTCTTTTTCTCTGGTTTGTTTGTCTGTCAAAGATTCTTTTTCTTTAGCATGTTTAGCCATTAGATTTGCTTTGGCGACTTCATTTGACTTTGGGTCAGGAGTGACATTCTCTGCAACACCCTGCATCTTTGATATAAAAGATTTAGCAAGTGTTTTTTGTTTGGCAGTATGTTCTGAATCTGTCTCAATGTGTTGAGCAGTATTCTCATGCCCACTTTCTTTACCGTATGAAGTCATACCTTTGTTCATAATCTTTTTAGCGATCTCAAAACCATTTTGTTCACCAAGCTGATACTTAACTTTACGACGACGTAGATTATCTTGTCCACCAGCTTTAACTAAAGTATGGCCAACTTCAGATTGATCAATGTCAGTGACTTTAATTTGATTTTCGTAATCATGGTCAGACTCATTGTCTTTTTTATTGTCTGCCATTGAGTGTTCTTCTTGTTCTTTAATCTTCTGTGCCTTAGTGTAATTGTAGAAAGTAATCATACCTTTCTTTACTGTTTTCTCAGGAAACTTACCAACATCACTGGTTGGTTCAGAAGTTTTAGTATCAATCTTGTCTGTACCATTCGGTTGAATTGGTGCTTCTGTTAGTTTTGATTCGTTCATTTCTTTTTCTTCTGTAGGTTTAACATCTTGAATCCATTTGGAAATCAATTTGCCAGTTGATTCTTTTAACAATAGATGATTAGAGCCACGCTTTACAATTGTAAATTTCTCACCATTTGATTCTACGATATCACCTTCGTTAAAGATTTCTCCACGGAAATACTTCTCACGTAGTTTATCTTTAACCAAGACTATCTGTTCTTTAATAGGTTCAAGACCTAGACCAGTACGCATCTCATTCATTAGACGTTTACCATCAATGTCACGAATGGTACTTGGTAATCTCTTTTTAAAGTTTTCGTAGATACCCTTGGAAGCAAACTGCTTCATTTTAGTATTGTCTGCTTCTGGATCTTTATCAACAGGAATAAGTTCTACATTATGTAGCTTTCTCATCTCTGTAATCTGTTCAGTGCCAACAACAAGGATAATCTTTTTATACTTCTTATGTAATTCTGTAATAACTTCTTGTAGATTTGATTCGTTCAGAGACTTAAATTTAGTCTTAGGAAACATTATATTAAGGTAATGTTCCTTCTTGTCCTCTTGAATCAGACTATTTTTAGATGGGGATGTATAGATAACGTGAGCAGAACTCTTCTGTTCTGCCAGTTTTTTGACTGTCTTTACCAATAGTTCGTGACCAACTGTCGGAGGATTAAATTCTCCGACTGCACAGACAATGGTATTGGACGGTAGTTCTCTGATTAACTGTTTGTAATCTTTCATTTTATCCATCTATAAAGGGGTTTGCCTAATTATTTAGGACTTTTGTAAATTACGCTAAGGCGATTAATGCTTGTGCTGCAGCTGCAATCCAACGACAGGCGATCTCATCTGATGCTAATTCTTGCTGAGCACGAACCGAAGCGATCTCTTGAAGTAGGTAATCGTACTCTTCTCTACTTAGTTCTCCCTGCTCGAAATTCTCACGGATAACCAATAATTCGTTTGCCAATGATGCAGCTGGACCACCTAGTCCAGCATGTTCTCTTAGATCATTTAGAATACTCATTTTCTTCCTTTCCATGCATCGGTGATAACATCCACTCTAGCTTTGTTAATTTTAACGACAGACTCACAGAACTTCTCATTTTTAGACTCTTGTGCTTTCTTTAAAGCTGATTCTAGTGCCTCGACTGCTGGTGCTTGAGGGTCATTACGAAGACTTGTATAGACTTTTAGTTTCTCTATCTTAGAGAATGCATCACTCCAGTCTTTGTTCGTGCAGTTTAATTTATCAACTGCCACCTTTACTTCGACTAGATTATTAAACGCAGCACCATCGTGGGGAATAGGAAAGATTAAGGCACAGCCAGATAGTATTGCTATTGATAATGCTACAAGTAATCTTTTCATTTCATTGCTTTCCTTAGATCGTTATACAAAGCATCTTTATGTTCTGGTTTCATTTGTGAAGACAAAGCAGCATGGAAGTCTTTCTTTTTACCAGTGGACGCTAACTCTCTTAATTTAGATCCAGAGATACCAGCTACACCCTCATCGTTCTCGTCACGCTCTCCAGATGAACTAAATGTAATGTCTTTAAAATTGTAGTGACCATGAGCACCTTTAACACCATTATACTTCTTGAGCAAGTCATACATTGGTTTACGATCTGAACCACCAACAAAGTGTAGATGAGTCACACCTTGAGCATGCAAAGCAGCTGCATGCTGTAGCACAGTTGGTTTATCTTTGGAAGCAACTTCAATGTTAGTTCCAGGAAATGCATTTCGAGCATGCTTTAATTTAGTCTCTGGATCGAGAGGATTCTTACCATCTTTGGTATTGTGAGAGTGAGAAAGAATTAAAGTATGAGCACCACCAACTTCTTTGGCTTTGTCTTTGATAGTCTTAACAACTTCTTCATGTCCAGCAGTTGGAGGATTCATACGACCATATGCCATAACATGGTGATTCTCGTCAGACTTTGGTGCGCCACGAGACTTCAATAGATTTTGGCGAGCAAACTCTGCCCTGTTTACTAACTTAGTAGGTTCGCCTTTATGACTATATACAAATCCTTCTGGCTTAGAAGCAACACTACCGATGGCATGCGCATAAGATCCTTCGTTAGTTTCTAGTGCGTTAACGAGACCATTCTTCGCACCCTGCAAATGCTGATGCATCTTAAACAGATTATCATAGTGTTGAGCATTATCTCTAATGTGGTTAACATGCCCTTTTAATTCTTCCAGTTTAGCGGTTTGAGACTTTTCAGTCTTTAACTTCTCAACCATCTTCTGATATTTACCAGCGATGTGTTGTTGTAAACCTGCAGCTGATGGTTTTGATCCATCACGAACAGTTTGATTAATATAAGTTGATAGATGTCCACCATCTCCACCATGTGGTTCAATGGCTTTATACATTTCATCACCAGAAGTATCATGTATCTTTTTTGCAGCTGACATGTTTTTAATAAACTGTTTCTGCGCTGAGTCTTCATACGATGTTTTGCTTGCATCGTAGTTAGCAGAATGCCAATGAACATCTGCGTGTTGTGCAAAACCTTTTGTAGAAGATAACGGAACAGCTTTACCACTTTTATCATATTGTGTATGAACAACAATACCTAACTTTGATTTAGCGATCTTCTTAGCTACATCGCCTTTAGCAGTATATGTGATAGTGTTTGGAGTAAATGATGCTGTTCCTGCCTTCTTATCATGTTTAACATCATCACCACTAAACATCAAGTCACCTTGATAAACACCTTGTTTTGGTGCAATCTTTGGTAAATGCTTTAACGCATCTTTTAGTTTTTCTGTAAGACCTGGAGCATGTCCATGATTTTTATCGATGTCTTCAGGTGTATAGTTAATTTTTGGGTTTTTATTAAAAGCAGATTTAGTTGCAACAAAGAACTTATCAGTATCTGGGTGGTGACCAAACACGACTGCTGGTGAACCATCATACTTAGTAGTTAAATCGCTTGATTGAGTTCCATTTTTAACATGTAAGTGCGAACTCATAAGAGCACCATATGCGTGCTCGAATCCAGATGAACCATGCAGAAATGGTCGGTCTTCAGCGTGATGAATGTGTTTTAGTTTGCCGTCACCTTCATCGGCTTCGAGTAAAAGATAGGAATTAAAATTAAGCATCTGATTTATGATTAGCTAGAACCATAGAACCAACAATGTTATTCATTGGACCATCGTTATTTTTAACATTAATTTGAGCCACATTCATTCTTTTTAGCTTACCATTTTTATCTTTAAGAAGTTCTCCTGTCTTAGGATCTTTTACGTGTCCCTTTACATAAGAAGTAATACCATCTTTAGATTCTACAGACAAATTAGCAAATCTATCAAAGTGAGGTTTTACATAATCTTCATAGTTATGAACTTCTGGACTAATAGAGTTACCATCTGCGCTAATTCTAGAATGGGCGATCGATGTTGGCAACACAGTGGATGGTGCAAAACTTTTCATTAACCTACTCCTCAATTCAGAGTCATCTGTAGTGCCATCAGCTTTAGTTTTAACAGTAGAATTTAATCCAGCAGAAATCCTTTGTGCGATTGACTTCCTTACTTGTATAGAAGAATCAGATGCAGATTGCATACGATGTTTTGCTTTTGCTAACATTTCTTCTTTGTCTTTTGGTTTTAGACTATCATAAGTATCTAACCAATTTCTACCATGTTCAATATATTTCTTATGTTTAGATTCTAATTTTTGACCCTTGTCTCTCATTTC